GGCGGGGTTATCAAGCGGATTGAGGAGATTATCGTTGGAGTTCTACAGAAGCCCGTAATTGGTCAGCGTTATGTTATGGGCGTAGATTTAGGGAAGAAGGAAGATTGGACTGTTCTCTCCGTGTTAAACTGCACCACGAGGCATTTAGACGCTTGGGAGAGGTTTCAGCAGTTTGATTGGAGTTTTCAGAAAGAGAAGATTGCCCGGTTAGCGAAAGAGTATAACAATCCGTTGATTATTCTGGATAGCACGGGACTTGGCAGTCCAATTGAGGATGATCTAAAAAGAATGGGATTGAATGTGCGGGGATTTCAGTTTACCTCTGTCTCCAAAAAACAACTGATTGAGAAGTTAATCTTGGCGATTGAGGATAGGCGGATTACAATACCGCAGATTGACGAGTTAGTTAATGAGTTGCAAGACTACGACATTGATGAGAAGGGTAGGTATGGCGCTCCTCGTGGGCTTCACGATGATGCGGTGACGAGTCTCGCCCTTGCAATACAGGGACTTGGAGCAGAGATTTATCGGTCTGAAGTCCGGGAGGATGACTATCAACCATTTTCAGAGCGGTTCAAAACAGAAGGGAGGACGGTCTATGCCTGACAAAGAAGTTCCGAAGGAAGAAGCCCCACAAATTCAAATGTTAATGACGATTGGATTGACGCCTGATGGAAAGTTAATAATTCAAGGAAACCTGAAGGAGAAGGCAAAGTGCTTGACTTATTTGGCGGAGGCCATTAAAATTGTCGCTAACTTTGACGCAAAGCCTTCAAAGATAATCCAGCCGAATGTGGTAGTCCGTCCACATCGGGTTATGAATTTTATAAGGAGGAAACGATAATGCCAAACAGACGGAAAGGTAGAATTATTTATCATAAAAAAGGTGGAAGGTGGAGAATTAAGCAGAGATGTAAGAGTGTGGCAAATGCCAAGAGAGCCTTGAGGTTATTGCGTGGGGTTGCTCACGGATGGCGCCCTACAGGACGGAAAGCAAGACGCAGAAGGAGAAGATAAGTGGCAAAACAGAAAAAGTCTAATGCCGTAGGCAAAGAGCCTGAATTAAAAGAAGGCGAGAAATATCGTCTGACCACCGAGCCTTTGAAAGAAGGCAAGAAGAAAGAGCATTATGCTGAACTCTCTCTCAAGAGTGAACTCAAGGAGAAGATTGCCAATATCATTATGGAGCAGGTTGAGTCAGCAGAGGTTAATGCAGATAGGCAGGCTTTTATTGAACATTGTGAGTATTGTCGGAAGCGATATACGATGGAGGATTTGGATACGGATTGGCCTTGGGAAGGGGCGAGTAAAAGAAGAACTGGCGGATCTACTATTGCCGTTGACCGATTAAAGCCCCGTATTAAAAAAGCATTGTTTTATTCGGGACAGATTGTTGATGTTCTGCCTGCGGGAAATAATACTGATGAGAATGCATCCCGACAGGGAAAATGGATTAACAGCACTTTAAGAAATGAAATGAAGTTGGAGGAAAATTCCAATAATGTGCTTTATGATGCTATTATGCTTAACTTCGGCGTTCTAAAAATGCCCTGGGTATTTGAAGATGAGAAACGGGAAGAGGTCGTAACTTATGAGACTGCCGATGAATTGTTAAGAAATCATCCTGACGCCCTCGCAAAATATCCTCAGTATATCTTAAAGTTAACTGGTTATGAATCACTTGGGGAATTAGCACAAGTCAATCCGTATTTTCAGAATTTGCCTGTAGCGAAAGATAAGAATGGGGAGAATATAAAAATTGTGGTGCGGGAATCTTATCGGGATACTTTTGCGGGTATAAGACCTGAATGGGTTGACCCGCAAGATATAATTTTCCCGGAAGGGGTAGATGATGATGAGAAATCTTGGATAATAATTCAGCATTTGAAAATGAGGAGAGATGAACTCCTGCGGAAAAAGAAGAACGGGTTTTTTGATTTTAACGAAGAAGAACTTTTTGGCACGCAGTCAGAAAATGAAGATTATGGCAAGAAATATGATGTCTATGAAGCAATCCTGCGGTATGACATAGACAAAGATGATTTAGAAGAAAAATGCGTTTATTGGGTATCAGCGGGGGATTCCGGGAAGAATCTTTACTTGCGGGGCATTAAGTATCCCTATACTCACAATCAGAGTTATTTTGTCCTTGTCCGTTCTACTGACCATCGCTACGGGTTCTATACTGGTGGGCTGGGCCAGAAGTTAGAGTCGGTCAATGAATCTGAAGACAGACGGGTTAATCAAATCTCTAATGCTTGGGACCAAGCAATTGTTAAGGCGTGGAAACACGTGCAAGTTCCTGGCTCACCATATAATCCCCGAATCCATAAATATTATCCAGGTGCGGATATACCTGTAGGAGACGCTAATGAATTGATAGAAATGTCAATGGGCGATATTCCTAACTCAAGTTTTACTCTTCTTGAGGATAACAGACGGGAATCAGAATTATTAAGCGGGGTTACTTCAAGTTTAATGTCGGGGCAGATTACACCAAGAGACCCCAGTGCACCAGCAAGAAAGGCAGAACTACTGCTTGCCGAAAGCAATATATCCATTTCCGAATACCTGAAAAATATCATTCCAAGCATTAAAAAGATTGCCTATCAAACCCAAATGAATTACTACCAATTTACTGATATGACCGAAGAAATGAATTATAGAGTAGAGAAGGGTTTTGAAAATATTACTAAAGAGCAAATGCGGGGCAAATTGATGTTTGTTTGCCGAAGTGCAGTAGAGAGTGTGGTTGCCGAACAGAAGGCACAGAGTAATTTAGCATTACTGTCTGCTCTATCTAACTATCCGATGGTTGCCCAGAATTATGTCTTCCAGTGGTATCTGGTTAAGAATATCGTAGAAAATTGGAGTGAAGATTTGGCTCGGAATGTTGATAAACTTTTCTCTCCTGAATTAAAGAATTTAATAGAAACTCAATTGAAACAGGCACAGGCTCTTGCACAGCAGAAAGCACAGCAGGAGAGAATGGTTAAAGAAATGAGAGACAGGGGAATGTCCAGAGAGGAAATTCAAGTGGCATTACAGGGGGCAGAATCTGGCGGGGGCAGAGGTGCTAAACAAGGAGCTGGGATATGAAAGAACTGGCTGAAGGCATAAAGGATTTAGGTCTTTTTACAAAGGAGGAGACTTTACAATTTGCCAAAGTGTTTGAAGATAGCAAGGGAAGAAATCCGCTTGCTCTTACCTGGGATAAGATTCTGCGGGAGAAAATAAAAGGGCATTATTATCAATTAGCACATCTGCCAAAAGCAGAGCGGGATATAGCAACAGTATCTTTTATCAGTGGTATTATCCAGTCGTTAGAAAATTTGTTAAGGACGCCACAGGAATTTGCGGATGCAGTAATAGAGATAGAAAAAGCGGAGAAGGAAGAAGAAAAGGCAATTAAGCCTTAAACCCCCGGTTGAGGGTCAGATACCGTGAATTAAGGAGGCAAAAATGCTGAAGGAAAAGATGGAAAGTTTGTGGAGAATGTTATTAGGGATGTTGCGAAGCAATGGAGGATTTGTGGCTTTGCCTGATGAAGAAACACCGGAAGAAGAGCCACCAAAAACACTGGAGGAAGAAACACCGGAAGAAACACCGGAGGGTGTAGTAGAGATAGATGGTGTTAAGTATACCAGAGATGCTGAAGGCAATTATCTTGTTGGCAGTCAGCCTGTTCTGGATAGAGACAGAGTTCCCTTTTACAACCGCAGTAGGGAATCTGATCGGGTAAAGTCGGAAAGTGAGGAGAAGATTCTTAAAATGCAGAGAGAACACCAAGAAGAGATTGATAAATTAAAGAATCCACCGCCACCTGCTCTCGGTGATGACGATATGGATGAAGTAACAGGTTTAACTGGTAGGCAGTTAAGAGCACTTGATAGTCGCAATGAGGCAGTGAGAGAAAAAGCATTTCAGGAGTTAGGGACAAGAACTCTTGCCTTAATTGCCGATACCCAGATTAGACAGCAGAAATTTCAGCTTGCACAAAATCCTAAATATAAAAGTTTCTTCGCTAATAAGAATTATGCCAGAGAATTAGATACACATTTAGCGGGGTTAAGTTTGAAATCGGCGGTTCTTCCTAATATCGTTGAACAAGCGGTTAAACTTGTTATTGGCAACCACTATGACGAAATGGAAAAAGAAGCCGAAAAGAGGGGGCGAAAGGTAGCCAATGAGAAAAGAGAGATAGTTGGCGAGATTGAACTCGGCGCCTCTGCTGGGGCAAGTAAAGGTGAGAAAGTTGTCGTAACTGAGGAAATTCGGGAGTTCGCTAAAGATAGTGGACTCTCACTTGAAGCGGCAGCTGAAGTTGTTACATATAGAAAAAAAATAAGGGAGCAAAGAGAAAAAGGAGGGAAATAATATGGCGACCAAGAAGGTTATTAAAAAAGAGGCTCAAGAGGTTGCTAAAGGTGCTTTCGGGAGACCCCTTATGTTTGTTACCGATAGCCCTGCGGATGCAGAGAAATTGCAGAAAGCAACGGGCAAAATCCCTGCTGTAACAGGAAATCGGCTCTATGGGGACAGAAAATACTCGTTTAATCTGGATCCGAAAGAAGCAAAAAAGATATTAGAACCAGAGGAAGTTCCTCAAGAATAATCCCTTCGGCTGAGGGTAAGATGCCGTGATTGTATAGAGGGACTAAAAGGGAAAGCTGGCAGGGAAACGCCCCTGTCATAAAAAAGGAAATTTACTCAAGGAAACGCCCTTGAGAAAGGAGAAAAAAGATGGGTAATTTAATTGGGATGACAAGAGGGACAATTAAGTATGGATACGCTTTTGGTCCCAGAGTGCTCGTTGGTCCCTGTGCTATAGGGGCAAGCGAAGTTTTCTTGGACACTGGCGGGAAGTTTGTTAAGTTTGACAACGACCGACAAATAGAGGTAGCTCTTGCTGCTGATACGGCTTTGTTTGGATGGGCTGAATGTGGGGCATTTACCTCTTCTTCAACTGAAGGGAAAGACGAGGTGGTGGTAGATGTTTCCTGCGACTCCGTTTACTATATTCCTGCCGATGAGGCGGTTACTATTGCTCTGCGGGGTAAAACCTGTGATTTTGTCTTGGATAGCAATCGCCAGAGGGCAGATGTTGGCGTAGGCACTACGAATGTAATCCTGATTGTTGATGTGGATATTGCCAATCAGGCTGTATATGCCCAAATAAACCGCGCCAAGCAGTATGCCACAAGCGTTACATAAAAGTAAAAAGTAGTCAAAGTAGGAATGGATTTCCCCTCGTCTGCGGGTTAAAAGACGTAATATCCTAATCCTACCAAATGGAAGTTTAGTAAGGTAAATTAGTTAAAAAAGTAGGAGGGATATAATTATGGGAGCGACAACAACTTTATCTGGATTTCCAGAGGCGCTGAAGAAAGACTCCTATAAATGGTATTGGGAAAGCTCCGATCCTCTTCCTAAGGTTTATTCTGAGGTTTTTGAGGTTCGCAAATCCAATGCCCTTTATGAGAAATCTACTTCGGCAGTAGGGACTGGTCTTCTGATTGAGAAACCAGAAAACAAGGCAATGGAAGAAAAATCACCTATTGAAGGTTACACGGTTTATGGTAGGAACATCGCTTGGGGCAAAATTGAGCATATCAGCAAGGAATTGCACGATGACACGCAGAAACTTGCCAAATTCCTTGAATCTCAAATGCCAATGTGGTCAAAGGACGCTGTGGAGACAATGGAGACCTTTTATGCCAATGTCTTCAACTATGGAGGCTACACTGCTGGACATTCTATGTTTAATGCCTCTATTTCTGGCGTTTTAGATGACCCATCGGGGGACAAGATTTATGACAGCGTGCCGTTGATTACCCCCACTGGCACTAACCACATTCCAAAAAGCGGTGGGACGGGTTATTACAACGGGCTGGGTGCATTAAACATCACTAAAGACAATCTTCAGACCGCGTGGAATCTTTTTACTGTTACCAACAACAGGAAAGAAGATGGTTCAAGGATGAGTATTGCCCCGGACATTCTGTTAGCGTCTCCTGCCTTGAAGTTCACCATTGACGAATTGATTAACTCTCCTGATGACCCGACAACTTCAAATAGGGCGATCAACGTCTTGAAAAATATTGTCAGGCCGGTTTACTGGCACTATCTCACAGACGCAGACCAATGGACTCTTGTAAAAGCCAAGTTTGGGTTAGTGGCTTTGATGAGAGAGAATCCCGAGTTTGATATGTGGGAAGTCAAGGAAACCAAAAACTACAAGATGAGCATCTTTATGAGGTTTGGCTTGATGATTGAGAATTGGAGAGGCGTTGTTAGTGCTAACTATGCAACATCGTAAGGTAAATTAGAAGTTAATCCCTGCCTCCTGCGGAGCGTCGTAACCACTTTATAGGGGGCAGGGTGAGACTGCAAGAGGGAGGAAACTATGTCTAAGATTAAAAAAGTTCTTATTGCCGTCATTATCGGGAGCGTCTTAAGTATTGGCACGATGATGGCGTGGGCAGCGTTAGGCGATATATGGAGCATTAGAAACCAATCAGGAACGGATGTTGCCAGAGTAAATAGTGCTGGAACATTTATTGCTACCACTGTTGATATAAATGGTGGGGCGATTGATGGAGCAACCGTTGGTGCAACAAGTGCCTCTACTGGTGCATTTAGCACTTTGACAGCGACAACCTTTGGGGGAATTACCAGTGCAAACTTAGTGGATAAATCCGCTACTGAAACCATTACGGGCAAGTGGACAATGAGTTACTTGCTACCAACCCTTGATGCTCATCTCCTACTTACCGCCGACGACACCTATGATTTAGGTTCAAGTGCAAAGGAATTTAGGAATCTCTACATTGACGGGACAGCCAACATTGATAGTTTGGTAGCCGATACTGCCGACATAAATGGAGGCACGATAGATGGAGCAACTGTCGGGGCAACTACACGCAGCACGGGGAAATTTACAACCTTACAAGCAACCTCTCATTTACTTTATTTAAATAAAGTTGTCAACTGCAACACTGATACTGCTGTTGTTGTGGCAAATAGTGGAGCTCTCTATACCAATGCGGGGGCAACCACTGCGGTTATCTATACTTTGCCTGCCGCAGTAGGAGGATTGAGGTATCTTTTCTCAAGTGTTGCAACTGATACTACTTTGGATATGACCATTACCGCAGGTGCAGGGGACAAAATAAACGGTGGAAGCGCCGCTGGTTCTTATGCGGCAACAGCTACAGAGGAGAAAAGAGCTTGCACAATTGTCGCTGTTGATGCTACCAACTGGAGAGTAATTAGTGAGGTAGGAACTTGGGCAAATCAATAAGTTAATAAGTTAGCAAACGGGGGGAGGATGGCGAGAAAAAGTTATCCTCCCCTTCAGAGGGGGAAAGATGTTAAAAAATAAAAAACAAGCAAAGCGAATATCTTTTGGGCTGGCAGTAATTATCTTGCTTTTGGTTTGTAGTATGCTCACTTTCGCAGAGACAGGCAGGAAATATGTTGATGGTGTTGCTTTACAGACTACTATCATAACAAAGACTTTGTCAGGAGCTCAGTCAAATTATGAGTTGCTGAAGGATACAGATATTGCGGCTGGCAGGAGTTACTTCATTGACAGAATGATTTTTAGTTCACT